AGGTCGCTGCGGTAGTAGCCCCATGGATCGAGCCTTATGAGTGCGACCCACTCAGCCAGCTCTGTGCTACTCATCCGCTCCTCGATCTCGCCGACCGTCATACCTAGATGACCAGCGAGCCGAAATAGCACCCGCCTGAGCGGGCGCTTGGCTAGTTTTTTTCCACATCCTCAGGACGCAGGCCGACCAATTTGCAGGATGCGTCCCAGAGCCTATCTATCGTCTGCGCAGGCATGCTGCTGACGATATCGATGTCTTTGTCTCCAAATAGGCGCGCACCCTGCTCGTCGCAGATGGTGAGCACCAGCAGACGCGCGCGAATGTTGGCGTATCGTGCCGCGCCCTCATTTTCAATTTGCCACGCGTCCCATTGGTCGCGCTGGCCTGCCGTGATCTCTCGCAGGCATACATCTCCGCCCCACTCGGGCACGGAGATGGTAATGATGCGTGGCTTTGCGCCTGCGATGATAGCTGCTTTGTCAAGTGTCATGCTACGTTACTCTTGTCGCTCAATTGGAGAGTTACTGTATACCTCAGCGCCTCGTCTGTAGCGCCAATATCAGGATACCCGATCTCGCTGATGTAGCCATCGTACACTGCGAGTGTATCGATATTTGCGCCACCGAGATCGACGGTCACACGAGTGTGAACCTTGGCGAGCCGACGAGTGTCGAGCACACTTAACAGGTTGGTGGCAGTCACGGTATCGTCGAGATACAGCGTGAATTGCACTGTGCCTGGGTCGTTGCGCACTGGCACACGTTGCATTTTTGTGTCGCTCAGTGCGGTCACATCAGCGAACGTCGTAGATCGTGCATTAGCCGCGATGCTGATCAGCCCGTTTAGGGCTGCCGTGGTGCCTGCGGTGCTGCTGCTCAGCGTCGCGTAGGCTGCGGTCGTTCCCGGTCCAAGAACATTTGGCATGTCGAGACTCCTTTACTGGTATGTGCCGACTACGTCAATTGTAGTCAGCCGTGCTAGCTCGTCGGTCCCATCTCCCCCGAGCTCGGATTGATCCTGCGCTTCCTCGATGCGCCAGTGATGGATGGTCACGCCTGAAACTGTATGGCGTCCCGGTGTAGCCTCGATCTGCTCTGCGATCCACACTAGGACGCCCTGCGCACTCGATCGAGTCTCAGCCACTGCCGTCAGCGTAACACGCTCTGTGATCACCGCTGGTGTGCCCCTCAAGAACATCTGTCGCTGAGTGCTAATGCCCTGATAGACCACATAGGGCAGCGATGAGCCCACTGGCGCATTCTCTGGTGATATGCCACCGGGTATGGTCGTAGAGTAGTCGGTGCGACCGACGAGGTAGGTGCGCAGAAGTTTGCCAAGGGCACTCATGTATCACTCCCCATGTCGGGGCTGATTTTGCCCTTGGCGATCAGGTCGTCAATGGCCGTTTGCAGATAATCGACGGTGATGTCGGAAACCTGCCCGCTATTAGAGTCGAGCGCAGGGCGGAGAAAGGGCTTAGGGCTAACTCTTATTCGCTTATTGCTGGCCCAAATTTTGGCGGTAAATCCATTTTCCACCAGATGTGCATACTTGGCGGGCTTTATTGTGATCGTGACGTTGCGCTGCGCTTTTTTGGCAGCAGTCGGCTTGTAATAGGCGATGAATACTTTGGCCTCGCTATTGCGCTTTGGCCCAATGATGGCGTTAACCGCGCCCTTGCGGGTCGTGGCGACCTTGACGCCGATGCTCTTTTTGAGCGCTTGGCTAGCGCCATACATGCGCACCAACTGATCGCCGACCCGCATTGTCTCTTTTCGATTAGGTGCTTTAGCCTTGGCTACTTTGGCGACCTGACCGCCTACCTTGCGAGCCGTTCGACGTAATGCTGTACGGATAGCAACCGGGAATTTTTTGAGCTTGGCGACCAGCTCTACTAGCCCATCGATATTGAGGGCGCTGCGTATGGCCATCACGCACCTCCAGTCGTGGTGGTGGTGGTCGTCGTAGGTGCTGCCGTGGTTGTCGTGCTGGTCGTGGTCGTCGTGGTCGCTGGCGCATCTGACTCGACCTGCATAGCCATAATGCGCAGGTGTTTATTGACACCCTCAACGGTGCTTAATCCGACGATGTTGAGCGTGATGTCTCCGTAGATCATGCGATGAGTCGGTAGCACATCGGTGCGATATCGCATCGTGACAGTGTAGGTCGTGACTGATGACTGCATCAGAGCGCTCTGTGGCTCGCTGCCAGGAGTCGAGACAACACTGGCCCACACGGTCGCATAGGTGGCCCAAGTGCGGATAGCCTGCCCGTAGTCATCGAGCGCATCGGTCGCAGCCTGCAAGGCTACGCGACGACGCATGTCGCCTACTACGGTGCCAGCGGGCATCAGCTATACCCTCCATCGGAGTAGAGCCTGAGCACGCTATCGACTGCCAAGGGCACCTCAGATCCAAACGATCCAACTGCCTCGCGGTGCTCGTACCAATGTGCGACGAGCATCATGATGGCGAGGCGCAGAAGCTGCGGTATGCCCGTACTTGCTGCGCCGTAGCCTGCGATCCAATCGATCTCGATTGCTCCACGCTGGAGCGGGTAGGTAACCGGCCAAATGCCGCTTGGTGGCAGCACGAGCAGTGGCGGGTTGTTGTCGAGGAGAATTTCAAAATCACCAGCGGCATACGTCATCGTCTGCTGATTGCCGTCACCGTCGTAGTATCGGATCCGCGGTGTGATGTATGCGATGCCGGTCACGAGATTAGCCTCAGCCTCGATCGCAGGCGACCTTGGCAGCTCGATGTCGTAGGGCCAGTTATCCATCGTCAATCGGTATGCGGTATAGATCAGGGTGCGGCTAGTGTAACGCTCTACCATGTCACGCGCCGCGCTGATCATCGCAGTGATGAGCGCATCATCGTCGCTCAGGTCCACGCGCAGGTGGAGCTTCGCCTCAGCCAGTGTTACTGGCTCGGACGTGCCACGCGCGAGGATCTTGATGTTCATCGTTTCTCCACGTTTTTACGGCGCTTATTGTCTGCGATGTCTAAAGGTGGTGGAGCCAATGCTGCTGGCTCCTGATAGGGCTCGGCGAGCCCAGCGGATACGAGCCGCTGGGCGTCATCGCCAACAATGTCCAGAACCTCGCCGGGCATGTAGCTCACGAGAGTGCCTACGCAATGTATGAGTATTTTCACTCTCATGAGTCTACTCCACATTAGGTTGCTGGCTGAGTGATGCGGACGATAGCTGAGCTTTGAGCGACCTTGGCATCGCTACGACGAACAGCCATGAATCCGGTCTGATAGGCATCAGCATAGCGTTCGTTCATGCGGATGATTTCGATATCGCCCGCATCACGGATGTAGTACTTGCTGAAATCGCCGAACAGAACAGTTTTGGCATTGGCAGCAATCGAGCTGGCCATCGCGTTGTTGACGATCACCGGATAGCCCAAGAGCCGCGGTGCGTTGCCGTTAAGCAAGTCGAGGAACAATGGCCTGCTCTGTGAGTCGGCCAACTGAAGGATGGTAGACCAGATCGTCTGGTGCATCATGAATGCACCATTCTGCTGGTAGCCAAAGTCGAGTGCATTGCGCAGGCCCATGATATTGGCCAGCGTGATGGTGGTTGTGGTCGCGCCAGCAACGCCAGCCGATGAGCCGGTGACTACACCCTGAGGAGCAGTCGTGCCGTTGCCGGTTGCGTGGTCCGTGGCTTCTTTGCGACCGAGACGCTCGCCGAGCAGGCCAGCAACTTCGGTAGCAAGATCCAAACCGGAGTCACGTAGGAGCTCATTGCTGAGCAGTACCAGCGACTCGGTGCGATATGCGCCGAGAATGATCTGGCCAAATGTCATGTCGGTAGCGGATGGTGCGGTGTTTTCCGCCCCGATGGCACCGGGGTTGCCAGTGTCGTCGATCGTGGGGAAGGGCAAGCTATTGCCCGACTCGGTGCGGATGACGCGAGCAACATCACGCAATGGGTTGAAATAAACGATTTTCTTCTCGAGCTCAGCCAAGAATCCCTGCGGGATGGTGTAACCACCGGCACTGGAGCTGGTCGAGTTGGCGCGAGTCAGCACGATGCGGTTGCTGCCCAGGTTGAGCCCTGAGCGCTGAGCTGCGCTGCGGTGCTCAGGGCGAGCATCATTGCCAAGGAACCAGCCGCAAAGAGCTGTTTCACGGTCCCGATTAGCGCGCTTGTCGTCGAGGTCGCGCGTGAACATCGGCACGCCCACTGGAGCTGGTCGTGTGCGGCGTGAGCTTGCGCTGAGCACATCGCTGAGACGTGCACGAGCTGCCTGCTGCTGAGCTGCTGGATCTGCTGCTGGTGCTTCTGCTGGCATCTCTTCGCCAGAGACCTCTTCAGCCATTGCAGCCTCGATAGCCGCGATGCGAGCATCGTGGTCAGCGATGAGAGCAACGATCTCATCGACCTTTGCTGTCTCTTCTGGTGTCCACTCACGAGTCGATGCCGACTCATGGTAGGTCTTGGCCTGCTCTACTAGACGTGCTCGCTCTGCGAGCAGGTCGCGACGTGATACGCTCATACAATCCTCCCTGCGCAGCCGAGCTGCGACATAAGCAATTTTCGGCCTCGTAAATGTACGCTCAGCCGTAGTTGGCTAGCGCTCCACTGATCACGCGACCGTATCGCGACCGTGGTGTCCGGGTATGCGGGGATGGTGACGACGGAGACCTCGATGAGCTCGACATCTGTCACTGTCCGCACTCGCACTGTTTCCTCGATTGTCCACTCGTCAGCTCGCACAATAAAACCAAATGACATTTGGTTAACATCGCCGCGCTCGATGAGCATACGGAGATCTTTGGCATAGCTGGTATCTGGCGGATAGATCTCAACGCCAAGGCCATTTTTGTCGGTGCTGAGTTTGAGCGTGCCCGCACTGCGACGACCTAGCACCAATGATGAATCGTGATTGATCAGCGCTCGCACATCTGCGTTTTTATCCTCGAGGGTGCTGGCAAATGCCTGCGGTGCTATGCGCTCACGGAACCCGCCCAGATCCTCGCTGAGCGGCCCGTACACGCTTGCATAGCCCATCAGTCGGCCAGCATCAGATGAGACGGTAGAGAGTAATCTACGCTCCATTGTCGTCCTCCCTATCCATCTGGCCAGCTACCTTGTTCGCCCATGTTCGCCCGGCGTCTCCGCCCCATAGCGCCCAGGCAATACGGCCAGCGCTCGGGAATCCGTCTTGACCGGGCGACCATCCCTCGCCCTTTGAATCAACGGCATGGCGAGCAAAGTAGCTGACCATGCGTCCGATTGTGTCGGGGCTGATGTTGCTGCCATTGCTGAGGTCTCTTGCACGAGCAACGCCTACCTCAGTGCCACCACGACCATATTCGGCTCGCCATGCTAGACCTCGAGCGGCCTCTTCACGGACGCCAGCAGGCGGTGAAAAATCAATATTGTCGTATTTTGCTCGACGCTCAGTTGGCATCGATCGCTCAGTCTCTGTTTTGCGTAGCGGCAAAATCGGTCGCCATTTAATGCGCCAGCCATGCCGTCCACCTGGGCGGCTTGGTGGCACTAGCTCACGCTCACGCTCGATGCCACACACACGGCAGCGATTGGTGCTGCCATGCTCGCAGCTCGGGATCTGATGCTCGGTCATTGCCAGCGCTAACGCAATTACGGCATCGCTGGCATATGCCTCGAGGTCGTTGGTCTCTGCTGGTGCTGCTGGTGCTGCTGGCAGCGCTGTAGGATCGACGACGACTGGCGCGACAGTAGGATCAGCAGGCGGTGCCTGAGCTCCGCCCATTGACGATACGGGCTGCATGTTCAACGGTTGCAAGAATACATCTCCACCCTCGATAGGGTCGAGCTGCTCGAGCGCTCTGATCTCGTTGACGCTGAGCCATCCCCAGTTGCGACCAATGGCGTAGGCGCTGTATCGAGCAGCGAGGTCAGTACGCAGCAGCCCCTCGACGCGATGCTCGACGTAGTAGCTGCTGCTGATCGGCAGGAGCAGTTTATTTCTGACCTCTTGCTCGATGCGGACTAGCCAAGGGCGCAGCGTCTCGCTCAAGAACGCTTGGTTTTCCTGCTCGAGCGAGCTGTAGGTCGATCCGCCAGTTGCCCGCAGTTTGGATACGGGGATATTAAACCACCTAGCGATCTCCTCGAGCTGGAAACGTCGAGTCTCGAGGAACTGCGCATCGTCAGGCGGGATTGCAGTCGTGGTCCATTTCATGCCTTCTTCGAGGATTGCCACCCTCGAGGCATTATCGATACCAGAGTGCAGACGTTCCCAATCGCCGCGAAGGCGACCGCGGGCATCGTCGCTGAGCCTGCCGGGATGCTCTAGCACGCCGGATGGGCGAGCGCCGCGACCGAAAAACGATGAACCAAACGACTCAGCAGCAATGCCGAGACCGATTGAGTCTCGAGCCAGCGAGACCACGCTGGCACCGACGTAACCATCACCACCTGGGCCACGCAGATGCAGTACGTCAGATGCTGGTATGTAGGTCGCACGAGAGAAATCGTCGCGATAAATATATTGCAGATCGCCGTTTTCGCTTCGTCCGACCTTCATGTTTTCGGCACGCAGCAACCATAGGCGCGTTGGGCGGCCGATCGTGTCTCGCTCAATCTCGCAGTAGCCATTGCCCCACGTGAGAGCCTGCGCAAGCCATTGCTCGCGCAGTTGCATCGAGGTCATCTCCTCATTGGGAGAAAATCGCAGAAGGTCGGCCACCATCATGTCATCAGCGATAATGCGCCCATTGGCGGTCTGCTGATAGACGTGAAAGGGCAGGCTAGAGATGGTCTCGGAGATAATGCGGACGGCTTGCCAAAATGGCGCATAGCTGAGCGCTGAGCTCTCAGATACTTGCACACCGGCAGAGCTTACCGAACCACCATGAAACGCTATAAGCGCGGGATCTCGCAGGCTCGGGCGATTGCCCATGCGCAGCGTGAATATCCTCTTGATGCGATCGATGATCGTCATATGAGAGTCATCCCCCGCGACTCGTACACCGACGGGGCACCTCGCCCTATCGCTCCACCTGCTTCGCCGACTCGAGATCTTGCGACTGCCATGATCGAGGCGACCAAGGCGTCGATCTTTTCGCTGCTCTTAGCCTTACTGGGTTTGATATTGCCAGCGGCATCTGACTCTATCGAACAGTTACCCAGACACCATCGCAATACCGGATTGCCATCGTGTCGTAATTTTCTCGCCATGACTAATGTCTCAAAATCTTTAGCGGCTGGACTCATGCTCGCGTAGCCCTGCCCAAACGACACGATGTTCAGCCCATCGCTCTGCATCTGCTGAGCCAGTTGGCTAGCGTTCCATCTGTCAATTGCGATATCGACGACCCGATACTGTGCGCAGAGCTGCTTGATCCGCGTGTACACATCCTCGTACTCGATCACATCGCCATCGGTCACGTTAATGTGCCCGCTCGCATGCCATTGGTCGTAGCGCATGCGGTTGGTGCGCTCACGTTGTTTGAGCGCGCCTCGAGGTGCCCAGCATGTCGGCTCGATCCAGATAGTGCCATCGTCGAGAGGAAAGGCTAGCACGAACGCTGAAAGATCCATGGTCGAGCTCAGGTCAAGAGCGCCATAACACAATCGGCCATCGAGATCAGGTCGAGGGCTGCGGCATGCGTCCCATGTCTCAGGTGCGATCCATCGTGTGATTGTGTCGGTCCACTCGCAAAGGTGGAGGCGGCGAAATGCTAGCTCGCGGGCAGGGCTCTGCGCTGCGTCCATGGCGGCTTGCCTCATGTAGTCCTCTCGGACTGAGACGCCATAGCCGGGATTTGCTGCCCGCCATGTGCTCTCCTGTTTCCAGTCTGCGCCATCTGGTGCGCGGTAAAGGACGGGGAGAAAGCTACGATCCTCTAGTGTGCCATCAGCCACTGCTCGAGCGTGTAGGTGCATCTCGTAACAGAGCGAGTTGCGGTCGTGACCTGCGGTTGTGATCGAGATCGTGAGCGGTTGTTTTCGCGCTCCAGTCGATGTCGTGAGCACATCCCAGAGCTCGCGATTAGGCTGAGCGTGTAGCTCGTCAAAGATAATGCCGCTACAGTTCATACCGTGTTTAGTGTGGGCGTCCGCGCTAATGGCTCGCATGCGCCTGCCGTCTTTGGTGACGATCTCTTTACGCAATACAGAGCACTTGGCATCAAGGGCAGGGGAGTTGCGCACCATTGAGGCAGCGAGATCGAACACGATGGATGCTTGATCTCGATCAGCAGCAGCGCAAATAACCTCAGCACCGGGCTCGCCATCGCCAAATAAAAGGTAGAGAGCTATGCCCGCGGCCAGTGTGCTCTTGCCATTTTTCCGGGGGATCTCGATGTAGCACGTCC